AATTTCATACTTTACTTTTTCTATAAACCTATTATAATTAAAGTATAATCATTTTTGCAACTTGTTTATTTTATTATAAAAATGTGAAACTTATTACATAAGGAGGAATTTAACATGAAAAATCATACTTATAAAGAAATCAAAAACATATATGGAAAAATAAGCCCTTTTGAATTTAAGGACAAATTAATAGATATTGCAAAATACACTGCAAAAGAAAATAACAGAGAATTACTTGATGCAGGTCGTGGAAATCCAAACTGGACTTGTTCAACTGCTAGAGAAGCCTTTTTTACTTTTGGTCATTTCGCTATTACTGAAACTCGTTCTAATTGGGATTTAGGTCATTTGGCTGGAATGCCTCAAAAAAAGGGTATTAAAGAAAGATTTTTTAAATTTATAAATGAAAATATAGATATGCCTGGAGCATATTTAGCTAGAGATATTATAAACTTTGGTATAAATGAACTTGGATTTGATGGAGATGAATTTGTTCATGAACTAGCTGATGGAATTATTGGTGATAACTATCCACTTCCAGATAGAATGTTACCTCATATGGAAAAAATAGTACACGATTACCTAGTTCAAGAAATGAAATATGATATATCAGGTAAATATGGTGATGTAGAAATTTTTGCTGTTGAAGGTGCTACAGCTGCTATGTGCTATATATTTGATTCATTAATGGCAAATGAACTTCTAAAAAAAGGAGATACCATAGCCTTAATGACTCCAATATTTACACCTTATCTTGAAATACCTAACCTTCCTCGTTACGACTTTAAAGTGGTAAATATAAATGCTAATGAAGTTGATGAAAAAGGTGCTCATACATGGCAATATACAAAAAAAGAATTAGAGAAACTTCGTGACAAATCTATTAAAGCTTTATTCGTTGTTAATCCTAATAATCCTGCTTCTATAGCTATGGATGAAACATCTTGTAATAATCTAATAGATGTAATTGAAAATTATAATAAAGATTTAATGATAATATCAGATGATGTATATGGAACTTTTGTAGAAGATTTTTCATCCTTAATGTCAAAACTACCTTACAACACTGTTGGAGTATATTCTTATTCAAAATATTTTGGAGTTACAGGATGGAGACTTGGTACATTTGCCCTTCATAAGAAAAATGTTTTTGATAAGAAAATAAATGATTTAACTGGAGAATTAAAAAAATCAGTAGATAAGCGTTACAGTGATATGAGTCTTAACCCTTCTAGTCTTTCCTTTATGGAAAGAGTTGTTGCTGATAGCAGACTTGTTGCTCTCAACCATACTGCTGGTCTTTCTACTCCACAGCAAGTACAAATGGCGTTTTTCTCTGCTTTTGCATTGATTGACAAAGTAGATGCCTACAAAAAACTTAATATGAGTATCTGCCATAGACGTCAAAAACTATTATTTGAAGCTTTAGAGCTTCCAATTAATGAAAACAAAAACAATGCTGCATATTACACTCAATTTGATATTGAAGAATGGGCTAAATTAAACTACGGAGAAGACTTATTTAAATTTATAAGTAAAACTGCATCTCCAGTAGATGTTCTTTATAAATTAGCTAATGACTATTCAGTAGTTTTACTTAGTGGAAATGGATTCTATGGCCCTGAATGGTCAATTAGAATATCTCTAGCAAATCTATATGATGAAGCTTATACTAAGATAGGAAAAGCCATAAGAGAGATATTAAATGGTTATATCGTTGAATGGCAAAAAATTAAGAAATAATTATATTACACTGAAATATCTAAATTATATGAATAAAAGAGTTTATGTAGACCTTAACTACTTTTTTTGATATAATCCTATCGGAATTATAAATTTTATTTATGAAAGGCAGAGAATAGTATGAGTATTAAGAAAAAAGTTGCCATAGTTTTTACTGGTGGAACTATATCTATGACAGTAGATGATAAAGTCGGAGCAGCTATACCAACTTTATCAGGTGAACAAATACTATCAATGGTTACCAACATTGATAAAGTTGCAGATGTTGAAGTTTTTAATTTTGATGAAATTCCAGGACCTCACATAACACCTTATAGAATGATGGAATTGAAAAATTATGTAAATGATTTATTAGCAAGAAAAGATATTACAGGTGTTGTAATAACACATGGTACAGATAGTTTAGAGGAAACAGCTTATTTTCTAGACCTTACAATTGACAACATCAAACCTGTAATAGTCACAGGTGCTATGAGAAGTAGTTCTGAACTTGGATATGATGGTTCAAGTAATTTATCTGCATCAGTTTGTACTGCAGTATCCAAAGATGCTATGGGAAAAGGAGTCCTTGTAGTTTTAAACAATGAAGTATTATTAGCTTCTGAAGCTACTAAAACAAATACTCTTTCTCTAAATACATTTAAATCTCTAACTAGTGGCCCATTAGGAATAATTGACTGCAACGAACTTGTCCTTACAAGAGATATTGTAAATAGAACAATTATAGATACTGATAAGGTAGAATCTAAAGTTGCCTTATTTAAAGCATATGTAGGAGAAAATGCTGACTTTATAAGATTTGCTGTTGATAGTGGTTATAAAGGTATAGTTATTGAGGCAATGGGCAGAGGTAATATTCCTCCTCAAATGCTTTCTGGAGTTGAATATGCTAGAGAAAAAGGACTTCCTGTAGTTATAGTTTCTAGATGTCATTCAGGTAGAGTATTCGATAGTTATGGTTACTTTGGTTCTGGTAGAGATTTAAAAAATCTTGGTTGTATATTTGGTGGGGACTTACCAGGTCAAAAAGCTAGAATAAAACTTATCTTAGCACTTGGAAAAACTGATAACCTTGATGAAATCAAAGACTTCTTTGAAAAAGGAATCTATTGTTAATTCTAATAACTTCTATTTAATTATTTATTGATATTTCAACATTTTTAAATCAAAATCTAATACTTATGTCAGTTAAATGTCAGCAAAATATTTTATCCACAATTTTTACACAAATTTTCCACAACTTATCCCCAATATTATCCACAAGAAAAAAGGTAGCACTTATATTAGTAGCTACCTTTTATTTATTAATCTTCATCTTTCCAGCTTTTTATCCAATTTCCTATTTCTATTATTTTTTCTTCAGTTATTTCTTCTCCATCATGTAATTTTGAAATTAGTTCTGATAATGGATTGTTATGTAGACCTCCAAAAATTCTTTTTCCCTCTATTTTGAGATATTCTTTCTCTTTTATTAATACTCTATAGTGTACATGTTTCCCAATTCTCTGCGATATGAAAAAACCTTTTTTAGTTAATCTAGCTAAAAGTGTAATTGTAGTTGTATGCTTCCAAGCATATGTTTTTTCTATTTAATCTGCAACATCTTTTGATATTACAGTTTTATAACCAGTATGCCATATGCATTTCATAATTTTTAATTCTGTATCTGGTAATTTTTTATTTAGCATAATATATTCCTTCTTTCAATTTATGTCACTTCTTCAAATTTATCTAGCTTAAATTATAATAGGAGCTTTTTAGAACAAAAACTATATTTAATTTTTACCAGGTACTCTACGTGTTTAGTCTGTTTTTAAGTGTAAAATAATGTTCATATCTATAAATTTATTTAACTTTCAAACAATCCTGTTGAATAATAACTAATTCTATTGTATTATTTTAGTTGTAGAATAAAACTAAATCGGCAAAACTAGAGAAATTTAGTGGCATAAATATATATGAACTAAGAATTGTAAAATGAGTTATAAGTTATATCATCCAGTTATCAAAAACATATACTCTTTTTGTTTTTGTGAAAGTTTTTTAGGTGGCTAATAATATATATACTTAGAGATAAAATAAAATATATTTCTAGCATTCACAGTTTTATTTTTTCTTAAAATGCGATATAATAAAGATGTAAATTCGTATCAAAAACAAAAAAAGAAACTACAATCTATTAGCCTAGAGTGAAGTTTCATTAACTAAATATTAATGTCGTTTTTTATTAAACTTGATTTTTACATCAAGCTCAAAGTCACTCCTGCCAGAGTGGCTTTTTACTTTTCTGGAAATAATATATGTAATAAAGCTAGCTGTTAAACTAGCTAACACTCCTAGTAAAAATTCGCTCATTTCTCCACCTCCTTCCTTTTAAGGGATGGAATGTAGAAAATGAAGCTCCACTCTTAGATTGTAGTTCCACAAGATTATTCTTGCATTTTAATTATAACATAATTTTACAATTATCAAATATCTATTCTCCATTTTTTTTATTTATACAATATATTCTATATTGCAATAAAAAACATTGTTTTAAATATATATACATAGGTATATACTAAATATGTTAAACTTAATTATGGAAAATATAAAATGAAAGGAATAAAAATATGACTAAGACTATATTATGTGATTACTGTAATAAAGGAATAAATAAAGATGATAATAAGTATATTACTTTTCATAAGAAAAGTCATATGAAAACTAACATTTGTATTAATTGTGCATTAAATTTGATAGATAAAGATAAATTAAATGAAAATATTATAAATAATCAACATGATTATTCAAAGAAATGAAAAAGCACTCTCCATAATGAAGAATGCTCTATATAATAATGTTTGACTTAGTAAAGATGTGTTGGGGTTACATATTTACTTTTTTATTATATCATATAACTTTGTGTATGAAAAAGAATTTAAATCAATTTTAAGGTGTGTTGAGTAATGTTCTTGATTGTTTATATGTTGATGAATTTCAAAAAAATAAGCACTCTTATAAAAAGAGTACTTTTGGTATATATTCAAGCATTTATCTAATACAATTATAGCATGTCTTATGTTTTAGTATGATAATTTTCGTTCGTTTTATTATTACAGGTTATACTATAGTTTTATGTATCCTGTTAATATTTTTTACTATTTTTTCAATGTTTTGTTTAAGTATAAAAAGAGATAACTATTTTAATTCTAGTTACCTCTTTTTGTGTTACTTTGGCCATATAGATATACCTATTGTAATAGCCATTGTAGCAATTCCTATTATAGTAGTTATACATAGTCCAATAATCCATTTATTAGTTGAATCAATTCTATCTTCTATACCTTTCATACTATTCTTTATTTCACTTACATCCTTTTCTGTGACCTTTTTATGTTCGTTTATAGCTTCTTTTAAATCACTTTTTAACTCAGCTCTTTCTCTAGCTAAATCATTTTTTAGTTCTATTCTATCTTTGTCTAAATCATTCTTGTATTCTTTAAAAATACCCTTTATGTCATTAAATTGCTTATCTATACTTTCTTTTACTTCCTTGTTATCTTGATGCACTCTTTTCTCAGTCTCTAATATTCTTTTTTCTGCTTCTAGTATTCTTCTTTCTTCTTCATTCATATCATCTGCCTCCTTTAAAGTAGCAGCTATAAATTCACTTTGACTATATTTGTATTTATCTTTCGAAGAATCATTATGATAATTTTTACATTTATGTTTTTCTATCTTTTTTTCATTAAAACTCAATAAATTAAACTCTTTTTCTTTTTTTGCTCCTAACATACTATTCTTCCTTTAATAAATCAGATAAATAGTTTATTAATGACTCTACTTCTCTCTTTGACATCTCTAATTCAAGAAAATTATTATCATATCTAAATATTTTTATTATAAAATCATCATCTCTAGAAGTTGAATAAATAGATGAAAGATTAAAAGGATGACTTTTTGAAAAATAAACATTATCTAGTATATCATATGTACTCTTAGAAAAATTATACAAATCATTTTTAAATTCCTTACTTACTTTTGCATTTTCATCTTCATCATAAAATTTTCTTAATTGTATACCATACTTTCCTATAAACTCTGGGTCTTCACCTAAAATTTTTTCCGCCTGGCTCTTGTACTCATTAACACAATGTGGCCATGTTGGTTTTTGCATATACAGATTGAGTAATAATATTGCCTTCTCAAAGATTTTATTATCTTCCTTATATTTTTCTATACAATCAGGAAAATAATCTATAAAATCAGTTCCATTTTCATAAGCCATTTTAAATCCCCCTAAAATAATATTATTTAATATTATTCTACATTAGAATTATTGTTATTGCACTACTATTTTTTATTTCACCTCCATTATTTTATCAATATATATATTTGTTAACTGTTTATACACCTAGTTTTTTGGATTTTAAAATGGCTTATGATTATCTTTAATATATCATTTTTTATTTTATAAATTGTCGTAATATTGGCATAAAGTATAAGCAAAATGTAAAATACATTAACTATACTCCTTTTATCTATCAATAAAATCTAATGCTTTGTAAAGTGTATCAAATCTATCATTACCCTTTATCATTGTGTATTTTTCTTTGGTTATAGAACCTATCTTATTACATGCTCCTCCACCCACAATATATAAATTTTCTGTCTGACCTGGTATATAATCTTTTATATCACATATCAGTATTTTTCCATCATTATAACCCCAGCCAACTACAGTTGCAGGGATTTTGTCAACTTCTCCATCATAAACGATTGTATGTTTGTACATCAGTTTAACTCCATCATTTCCTATATTCTTATTCAATACACCTTCAACAATTAACTTAGCCATACCTTCATATCCAAATTTCTTAGCCTTCTCATAATCATCTTTATTGTCACAAAAGAAACTTTCAATTAGTATTGCAGTAGGTTTTGAACTATTTAAAATATATAATCCTTTATCTAATTTAGCACCTCTGTTTTTAAATATTGTACCTAGTTTCTTACATATTCTAGTTGCATACTCTAGACCTTTATTACTGTAATATAGAACCTCTGAGCCTTTTCCTTGCCCATCACTTGCATTTAAATGTAGTTCTATGAGTAAGTCATATCCTCCAGCATTAACTCTAGGTATTTTATAAGACTTTTCCTCACTCTTAGTTTTAAACTGCTTTTCTGGGCATATTATTACATCTACCTTATGCCCTTCTTTTCTAAATGTATCTGCTAATA